ATCCGTATGCGCTCTAATACAACCGAAATTGATCGTGTCTCAGTTGGTCAAAGAATTATGACTGTAGCTTCTGAAGACAATCCTCGTGATTACACAGGATACGATTCAGGCTCAACAGGACAGTTCACAAACGCAGCAGCGACTTTCTCAAAGGTATCTTTGACAACTCGCAAGCTTCGTCTAGACTGGGAACTCTCATCAGAGTCTCTTGAAGACAATATTGAAGGTCCAGATCTAGAAGATCACATTGCACGTCTTATGGCTACCCAAGCTGGTAACGATATCGAGGATGTTCTCATCAACGGTACAGGAACTAGCACAGGTTTGCTTTCAGCGTTCAAGGGATTCCGTCAACTCGCACTTGACAACGCACACGTCGTAGACGCAAATGGACTAGGACTTGACAAGGCTGTATTCAACCTTGCAATCAAGACCCTTCCACGTAAGTATAAGCAACGTCGTAACCAACTTCGATTCTTCTCAGGATCAAACTTGGTACAAGACTACCTATACAACCTAACAGCTAACGCTGGCTCAGTAAATCCATTCGATATCGCTTCTGGCGTTATTCGTGGAGATGTTGCAGCTAACGATGGCGGTCCAGGAACTGTAACACCATTCGCATTTGGTATTCCAGTAATTAACGTTCCTTTGATGGACGAAACTCGTGCAGGAGACTATGCAAGCCCAAGCGGTTTACATGGTGATCTTCACTTGACATTCCCTCAGAACTTTATTATTGGTATCAAGCGTGATGTTACTGTCTACCGTTTGTTCCAACCAAAGAAGGATACAATTGAGTACACTCTCTTTATCCGTGTTGGTTGCCAGATGGAAAACTTTGATGCACACGTCATTGTAAAGAACATTAAGGTCTCAGGCTCAACAGGTACATCATTTGGTTCCGTAACACACGGATCAAACGTAACTGGTGGTCAAGGAACTTACACATACTAATATTAATTAGTTGCAAGATTGGGGGAGTTACTCAGGTAGCTCCCTTAATCATTTTCTGATATAATTAAAGCACATTAACGAGAGGAAGATAATGTCATTTTCAGATCTAAAAATCAGTGAATTAAAGAAGGCAGCAGAATCATTTGGAGTAGACCTAGATGGATCTAAGACAAAAACAGAGATTGTAGCACTTCTTGAAGAAGAAGGTATTACTTATCAAATGTATGATAAGTTTACAAATACGGAAAAACAAGAAATTGAAATTCCAGAGACAGAAAAGAAGCAAAGAGAGAAGAAAATTATGAAGACTGAAAATTCAGTACTAGTAAAAATGGAGCGAGGAAATCACTCCTATCAAGCAGCTGGGCATACCTTTACACAAGATCACCCATTTGTAGCAATGTCTGAGGCAGATGCACAACGCATCTTTGATACTCAACAAGGTTTTCGCCTTGCGACTCCACGAGAGGCACAAGAGTTCTACGCATAACAAGGAGCAGTTAATTGCAAGATATAGCCAGAGGTACTCAGGAAAAAATTCACTTATATGTTATAAGTGATAATGTTATGGTGCAGGCTGATGCCACACCAACAGTTACAATTTATGACGCAGATGACGATGCGTCTACAATAGCTGGGTACTCTGGTCTTGCAACAGACGAGGATTTAGATGGAGCATATTCATACATGCTTAGACCATCTTTAACAAATATTCAAAGAGTATTAAAGGTTATATGGCATTATTCAGTGAATGGCATTGTATTTGACCAAGAAGATTATTACAGGGTTAGTTCGGTATATGCTAGCGTAAGCGATATTATTGATTTTCTAGGATACGGATCAACCCCATCAGAATTAAATTATATGCCACCAGAAAGAATTTCAGCTGCAGAAAAAGTAGCTAGAACAATTATTGAAGGATATACAGGTCAAGCATTTTATATGCATTATGGATTTCAAGAGCAATTTGGTGTAGGTTCAGATGCAATTGAATGCGTAGAAAGAATGCTTAGTCTAGACAAAGTTTGGGAAAATGATCAATTAATTATTGACAATACAGTTAATCCAGTATACAACAATTTTGGGTTTGCACTAGAAATTAGCCCTACAGGTAAAGCAGTTAGAATTATTAACCAAGGCTGGGATGTAAGATATGATAATCAAGTAGACCCAGCAGTATTAAATTATGGAAGATTTAGAGATAAATCAAGATACAAGTTCCAAGGTCTTTTAGGTTACAAGTATGTTCCAGAAGATATTAAATTGGCAGCCATGATGCTTGTAGGAGATATATTGGCTAACGATTACAACTGGCGCAATAAGTACCTTAAGAAGGTAGACCTTTCAGAAATTTCATTTGAAATGGCAGGAGGAGCATTTAACGGTACAGGTAATGTTACTGTAGATAATATCTTGGATCAATATCGTAACGTTAATATTGTAATCATTTAATGTTTAATTCATCAATCATTGCATCAATTATGAACATGACCGCAGAAGTATATGGTCAACAAAATTTACAAGACGAAGATACTGGAGCAATATCCAGGCAATGGGTGTACAAGAAAACTGTTCAATGCAAGATTGAACCAATTAAAGCAAGAGGAACAAATACAAAAGGTGACAACAAAGCTTTTGATTCAACAGATCATGCCCAGGGCGGGTACAACGAAGGTTTCCAAATTAAATTTAAAGGACTAGAGCTATTAAGTAAACGTTGGAGAGTTGGATCAGTAAGGTCAAGCGATGGAAGACAAGTATTTGTTGAAATTGATAAGATTAATCAACCTGATACTATTTTTGAAGTAACTTCTTCACACGCTGTATTGGACCCATTTGGAAGAGTTTCTTATTATGAAGCCACACTACATAGGGTAAATGTCCAAGACAATGATAAAACTATCAATAAGTAAAGCAAGCATTGATGCTTTAAATAGAGAGATTGATCTCAAAGTAAAAGCAATAGGCTACATGACGCAACCAGAATTTTTAAATGAAGTTTCAAGAGCTGTATTTGTTATTTTGGGCGAAAGATTTATGCTAGCAACAGATAGATTTTCTGCAACAAATCCTAAAAGAATGCATCATATATATGAATGGAAAAGGGTGGGAAATCCATCAGCAAGATTGTTTGTACTTAATAGATTGTCTATGGTGAATGGTAGTATGAATATTAATGTAACTTTTAAAGAATCCAGAACTCCCGTTCCAATTGATCCAGAACTTTTAGTTCCAGGCAAAACTGGAAAAATTGTTAATAGAAGAAATGTATTTAGAGACAAGGCAGTAATTATGGAAGAGGGAAGATCTGTTTCATATCAAGCTAAAAGCATGTTGGCTTTTATGGGTTCAGATTTAGGATTAAAATTTATTAGGCCTGGAACACAAGTTACCATCAAAAATCCAGGCGGGAAGTATACAAAGGACTCATTGGCAGTTTTCATGGCTAGTTGGTATAATAAGAATGCTCAAGCAATTATAGATTCTTCAGGACTATATGAAAGAATAGTTAATGAAACATCTATAGTGTTATCAAACAATAATGCAGGAATTTCAGATATTAGATATGTCACTAAACAAATTGTAGATTCAATTGTTTTAGGCAGGGAGGTAATTAGATGACAGCAGACTATAAGTATGTAGCTTCCTATGACATACGTAAAACCCTTTTAAACGAGCTTACAAGCAGTGGATTGATTGACCTTAATGATTACATGGCAGATGGCTTTAACAAGCCCCTAGAGCCCGTCATACCCGCACAACAGGTACCAGAGTTTAACAACCTGCTACCAGGCAAGACATATATTATTTATGATATTCAACAAAGGCATCATGGGGTTCAATGGTGGATAAGTGAAGAGGTTATTACATTTGATGTGGTTTCAAGAGATCCATCTGAAATACAGACAATAATCAGCCTAGCCACAGACCTTTTTAGACGATATGATTTATCAGCAAGAGAGATTAACTTGTCTTTGTCTGCAAATAGTCCGTTTACTTATCATTATTTCCGCCTTGAATCAGCTGATCCAGTTCAAGCATTTTCAAATGAAGGCGGGTTTATGAACGGAATGATTTCAATAGCCTATTCTTATACCCGTGAGGTAGATTATTTGACTGGACGATACAAGTAAAAGTTTGTTTTATTAAGCTTTAATGCTATGATTTTCCTTGAGGAAGTAAAATGTCATTTATTTTTAGATTTTTTTAATCTAAAATAAATAAGGTGGTGAAACAAAAATATGGCTACAAGTACTAAAAATATTATCGTAGGTGCAGCAGATCTCTTTATCTCTAATGTTGGAGGAGATTCTCGTCCAGCAACAGATAACGCAACTCTAGCGGGGATTCTCCCAAGTGGATCATCTGCTCGTACAGGTCTTCTACAATCAGCAGACTATCGTGAAGTTGGATATACATCAACAGGTTTTGAAGTTTCTTATGAGCCTTCATATGGTGAAGTTATGGTTGATCAACTTCTTGATGCAGCTCGTTTATTCAAGCAAACACTCAAAGTTGTTCTAAAATCAGAACTTACAGAAGGTACTCTTGAGAATCTTACTCTATCATGGGGTCAAATGGATTCTTATTATGTAAATACAACTGGTTCAACAATCAGTGCTGTTCCTACATACAGTGCAGTTAAGGTTCAATCTGCTGATACAGCAGGTGCAACACTTAATCTTGCAGCAGGTGCTCTTGGAGATGCTCCAGTAGAACGTACTCTCGTTGCAGTTGGAAATGCTCCAGCTTACACAAAGGGTTCAAACTTCGGTGCAGCAGCAGTGCAAACAGGTCGCCAGAAAGAGCGTGTATACGTTGCTCGTCGTGTCGTAAGCATTGACACAACTGCACACGGTCTAAAGCGTGATTCAGCAACAGTGTTCCCAGTAACATTCCGTTGCCTTCCAGATGATCGTTCAAATAGTTATGCAGGATCAGAATACGGTGTCGTTATTGACCGTGTATTCGGTGCTCTCTAAAAAAACTTAATAACAATTTAATATGGAATTTCAAGCCCCGTCAGGAAACTGACGGGGTCTTGAATTTGTATAAGCGTAATATATTGGTATAATTTAACTAAACAAAGGAGCTATAAATTGGCAACAACAGTATATGATGTAGTAGATATTGAACTATCAAATGGTGAGTCAATCACCCTAAAGCCTCTTCCAATCAAGAAGCTTAGAGAGTTCATGGAACTTATTAAGAAGATGGACCTGCCAGAAAATGCATCTGAAGATGCAGCTATGGATGTTTTTATTGAAGGCGCAATGGTTTGCCTTTCAGGACTATATCCAGACTCACCACTAGGAAAAGATAAAGACAAGTTTGAAGAAGTTGTTGAAATTCCAACAATGATGAAGATTTTAGAAATTGTTGGCGGTTTGAAATTAACAGACCCAAACCTTCTGGGAGCGGCACTAGTTGGGACGAACTAGACCTACGCTCCCTTGAGTCCGAAGTTTTTTTACTAGGTCGTTGGAAGAATTATGATGAATTGGAAGAAAGTCTGTCATTAGAAGAATTAATGGCAACAATTGAAGCAATTCGAAATAAAGACAACAATGATAAGAAGTTTACTGCAGCAATAAATGGAGTAGACTTAGATGGACAAGATGAAGAAGTAGTGGATGACATTACTGATTTAAATTCTGCAAGGATTGCAAAAGACGAAGGCTTTGGAATAAACGAAGGACTTGGCTTTATGCAAATGGGGGAGGATGAATGGCAAGAGTAGAACTTAATATAGTTGCCCTAGGTGACTTTAAGTCCGTCAATTCCCAGATCAAAGCTCTTCAAGACCAAGTAAATCTTTTAAATAAAAGCGTTGCAAGCGTTGGAGTTAATGCTAATTTAACTAAACAGTTAAACGAAGCTAATCTAGCATTTAAAGCAACGCTACTTTCTACTGGACAATTTACTTCACAAACAGTAAAGTTAAAAGCAGAAACCGATAAATTCGGAGAAGCCCTTGTTAATGGTAAATTAAAACTTACACAATATTTCCAAATTATCAAGGCTGGAACTACAAATGCAACTGCTCAAATGAGAGCACTTGCTATGGAGCAAACAAAGCTTCAAAATTCAATGGTTATGTCAGACCCCACCAAACAAGGTGTTATGTCTGTATATACGCCAACTAAAATTAATGCAATTTCAAATGCAACAAAAATTGCTGCAAATACTCAAAACCTTTATAACATTGCTGTTGATAAAGGAGCACAATCACTCATTAACTGGGGTAAAAATACCCAGTGGGCGGGTCGTCAATTGACTGTGGGTATGACCGTACCGCTAACAATATTTGGAAGTACAGCAACTCAAGTATTTCAGCAGGTAAATGATGAAATTGTAAGACTTCAAAAAGTTTATGGAACTGGCATTCAACAACCAACAAAAGAAGCATTAGCAGCCATTAAACAACAAGTTCTTGGTTTGTCTAAAGAGCTTGCGTCTACTATGGGAATTGCAGTAAAAGACACAGCAGCTATGGCTGCAGATTTAGCAGCTACTGGCTTGCAAGGTTTGGACCTTGTTAATGCTACAAGAGAATCTATGCGTCTTCAAAAATTGGGCGAAATGGATCAACAATCAGCAATGCAAACAACCATTTCTTTACAAAATGTTTATAAGTTAAGCACAAACCAGTTGTCTGGCGCAATTGATTTTCTTAACGCAGTTGAAAACCAAACATCTACAAGCATGCAAGATTTAGCATCAGGTATCCCAAAAGTTGGACCTATTGTCCAACAACTAGGTGGATCTTTTAAGGACACAGCAATCATGATGGTTGCAATGAAAGAAGCGGGAGTTCCAGCAGCTCAATCCGCAAACGCAATTAAATCAGCTTTGGCATCACTTATTAACCCAACTAAAGCAGCAAAAGATGCCTTTGCTGCATACAATATAAATCTATCATCAATTGCTACGAAGACTGGCGGAAATCCCGTACAAATGATTATGATGCTGCAAAGTGCATTAAAGGGTTTACAACCGCTTGCACAAGCACAGTTAATTGAAAAGCTTTTTGGTAAGTTTCAAGAAGCAAGAATTCAAGCTTTAATTACAAATCTTGGTGCAGTTAATAGTCAAACTAAACAAGCATTTGAATTAATGAATGCATCAGATGCACAATTAAAGGGAATTGCAGCAGGCGAATTAAAAGTTGCTACTGAATCAACAACTGGAAAGTTTAGAAGGGCTGTTGAAACAATGAAAGCAGATCTTTTGCCAGTGGGAGAAAAGATTATGCAAGTTGCAACATCTTTGCTTAATTTTGGAAATAGCATTGCAAAGGTATTTGGCGGATTGCCAGGACCAGTAAAAACAGTTCTTGGAATTGTAGCAGCAGGAGTTGCATTATCAGGACCAATTATTATGTTTACTGGTGTACTTGCCAACTTTGTAGGATATTTAATTAAAGGCTTGTTCTCAATGAAAGACCTTATTAATGGAACTAAAACATTTGGTCAATTGTTTACTCCAGAAATTATTGCATCTCAAAATGCAGCACAACTATTTAGTCAAAAAATTATGCAAGATGAAGGTGCCGTTGCACTTCTTAACAAAGCAGTAAGAGAGCTTACAGTAAGTCTTGAGGGTATGGCTGCAGGAATGGCAGCCGCATCAGGAACAGGATTAGCTGAAAAATTGCTTATTGCTGAAGCGGGACTTGCGGGTGGAAGGATCCCATTTAAAGCACCTAAAATGGCAACAGGCGGAATTGTTCCAGGAAGTCCTTCTGCAGGAGATGTTTATCCAGCACTTCTTCAAGGTGGAGAAACTGTAATTCCCACAAAACAATCACAACGATATGCACCATTTATTAATGCAATGATTAGTGGAACTCTTCCAGGATTTTCTGAAGGAAATCCATTAGATTTAGCTCACATGGCAGGAAATTTAAAACCAGGAGATAAAGGATACGATGAATTTTTTGAAAAAAATCCTGGATTTTTAAAAGCAAAAGATAGAATTTCAGTACTTTCTCAACTTACTGCTAATTTACCACACAACATTAATAAACAATTAGATACAGGTTCTGCAAATATCAATGATTTTGAAAAAGCATACACTTCATCTGGACCATTAAAATTTGGAACATCTGCGGTTAAAGGCGG